TGATTATCAAATACCCCTCAATGACGCCGCTGTTGACTCAGTCGCGAATAGGAAAGGTTATCTCAATTGCTCTGGTATGACAAGAGATGAAATAAAAATATTAAATAAAATATTGTCTGGAAATAAAAGGACTAGTCCCTTTCTCATTGATCAAGACTTAGATTTGGAAATTGGTGAGCAAGAAGTATACGCTTATCACGTAAACCCCATTGATGCACAAGCAGGCCTTACCTACTCCAGTACTATGGTTAAAACATTAATCAATAAGTTGGTCATGAATCATAGGTATTATGAAGACTTACTATGTGCACAAAACTACCTTGTCAATTGGCTCGCACACCCAGCCACGGAGACGGTTGAGGCGCATTGGTGGACTGGGTTGCATAGGACGCTCAGTCTACCGAAGGTGGGTTTGAAAAGAGCGGTATTTCCCTTTCTCATGGAAGGTGAGGCCGTTTGCCTCAGTGCTGATGCGTTGACAGCGTATCAGAAGGCTGAAGCTTACAGTGAATCCTCTTTATGTACCTCGTTATTACGAAACACGGCTTGGTATTGGGGCGAGTATTTGTTTAAGATAAACAAGAAAAATTCCATAGAACTTTTAAGGTCATTGGCTTACCCCGACGACACGGCCATTGAAACATTTAATCGTGAGCCTGTCATAGTTTCAGCTGTATTAGGAGAAAAAGTCACAGTACCTATATACTCACAAACTGGGACCTATTTGACCACTGGTATTTCAGTAAATCATAAAAATCGTGTTAGGTTTGGTCGGATTAATATCGACCATATGGCTGACTACGGTTATGAAGAACGAAATAACAGCTTAATCTTTAACAATATAGTAATCCCTGGCTGCGCTGCCCTGGTAGTAGGTAGATCCGGGAGCTTGTTAAGCAATACTCCGTACGCATCAAGCTTTCTATTATGTGGGCCAGAACGGGCTAGGAACAATCTGAGGTTTGACCTTTCTTATGAGTTCTTTGACTTATGGGCGCTGGGAGTGGTCAATAGGTGGCAAGGGTTTGATGTCCACTATTTAAGTACTTCTTCTAACAGTGAACATAGATCCTTTGCTGCCAATAATGTCAGTATAGCAACACCACCGGTGTTACCAAGGGCTGAAGACAACCAAGTGACTTTTAAACTACAATCTATACGACCTAGGGCACACGAATTTGGTGACCCAATTGACAACAGAAACGGCATAGAATGTAAGTTTATTTGGACTAG